TCGCAGCCTGCCGAGCCATGTCCGCCCGGACATCCTCGATACGGGACGTCAGGAGGTCCACCTGCGTGTCTGCAGCGTCCCGAGCGTCCGCGGCGGCACGCGCCTCATCCTCGGTCGGGGGGGTGTCCGTCAGAGCGCGCGCCCTGAGGTCCGTCACGGCCTGCCGCGCCGTCCGGGCGGCAGCGATTCGCGCGTCACGCTGAGTCGTGAGCATCGCGAGAAGCTCTGCGAGCGTCATCTTGAGTGCCTTCCGTCAAGGGGGGGTTCATGCGATGGCATGACCTGCGCTCCCTGACGTGGCATGGGCGGCCCAACCCGGACGGGTGAGGCAACCGGTGCGGCGCCGCAGTGCGGTGGTCCGACGTTGGTGGCTGACCGACCCGTGAACCGGCGAACGGGGGGGACGACGATCCCAGACGGCCAGCCACCAACAGCCCCTAGTGTGCACCGACAACGACGGGTCCGGGGAATGGACATCCCGCGGACCCGTCGTTGGCGGTGCCAGACGTCACCGGTCGAGGATCCTCAGGAGATTGGCGCGCGCCGCTGCCCGCGGGTCCGGGACGTGACCGTTCCGCCGCTCAAGCTCGGCACGCAACTCGTCGTCAGACAGGCCATCGAGCGTCTGTCCCGCGCGCGCGGACCGGAGCCCGGAGCCGGCCGTGAGAGGTGATGCGCCGTAGCCGACGATGCTCACGTCTCCCCGGTGGATGTCCGCGCCATGGATGTGGAATTGGGTGTAGTCGTCACTCCAACGCCCGGACGTGATCACGAACCGGAACGACATCTCATCGAGGAGGCCGGACCGGAGCTTAGGCACGATGTACATCACGTCCGGGTCCTGCCGGTCGAGCATCGGCGCAAGGACCCGCAAGCCTGTCCTGTCCCCGGTTGTCACCTCAGTCAACGACAACGGCGCTGTCATCAGGGTGGTCCGGGCGATCCGACGAGACGACACGTGGTCGATGACCAGCGGCACATCTAGGTCGGACCGCGAGAGGGACTCCACGAACGATCCGACGTGGACAAGTTCCTCATACTCGCCGAACGCATCCCACATGGTGTACGGCTGCCCGGTGACGGACGCCATCCCCTCGAACACCAGGGGCCCCGTGTCCGAATCCTCCACGGCATCCCGGACCGACACGACAGCACGCGCGGACACCGGAGCGACCGACCCCAACCCACACCGAGTCAGGACCGGAGCCGACGCCACATCCGCGGCAGCACGACGCTGCGACGGCCGAGACCCGACGCTCCACGAACGCTCCACGAACCCGGCAGCACGTGCCGCTGCAGCCTGCACCAGAGATTCCCGGCTCATGCCTTCACTCCATTCCCGGCCGCAGCCGGCGTCGCGTTCGCGCCCTTGAGCTTCCCGAACGTTTCCAGTTCATCGACCTGATCCGGGGTGTACGGGGGCCGGTTCTTCAGTTTGCGGTACTCCGTCGGGGTGATCATCCCTGCGTTGACTTCCGACAACAGCAACGCGGTTGCCGTCTGCGGGTCCATCCGCAGGAACGCGTCCGTGTTGAATTTCATGTACCGCCGGGACGGCATCAGGTACCGGGACCAGAACCGTTCACGGCGACGCAACACAGGACCCACGTTGATCACGAGGAGTTGCAGGTTCCGCTGAGTGATGTTCGCGTACGTCACCGACGAACCCGACGCAGGTGCATCGATCATGTCCCCCGGAGTGTTCAGATACCGCGCGATATCCGTCACCGACGCCTGCCGTTCCTCCAAGAAACCAGCCGACTGCGCATCCATCGCTGCCGGGATCCACTCCCACTCAGAACCGGTCACGAAGATGTCCCGCGCTGCCGTCGCAAGCTTGAACTTCGCCTTAGCGTCGTCAATCTCCGACTGATCCAACGAGTCAAACACCGTGTTCCGCAGGACACCCGACGGTGACGCGCCACCCGTGAACCAATCCTGAACGAACTGAGCGGCCGACAACGCACCACCCAAAGTCAATGCCGCGTACGCGATCGGAGACAACGCGATCGGCCACCCACCGATCGTCGTGCCTTTCTCGTGGAGGATGTCACCGGGCTGGTACGTCTCCCCACAGATACGCCACTCTTTGATGCGCGTGCCGGACACCAACGCAGACGTGTCCGACATCGGCGCAAGCTCAATCGACGTCGGCAGACCGAACGCATTCCGGGCCCGGATCACCGACACCGAGTTCCCGTACCGGCTCATGTCGAACCGCGACGAGAACAGGTGCTCCGTGATGTCAACGCCTAGAAACGGCTCCTCCAACACCTGCGGCTTAGTCACCTCCACCTGCATACCCTCGATGTCCGTGAACGCATCGATCGGCAGCGACGACTCCAGTTGCGCATGCAAGTTCAGGCACGCCCAGACAGCCGACGAACGCAGAGCAGACTCCTGCGTGACGTTCACCGAGGCACCAGCTGAACCGGCCGCGCCACGCAACCGCCACCCGATCTCATCCGACGCAAGATCCCGCGACGCCCGACCGGCATCCGCCGCCGCAACGGGCGCACGACCTGCCAACACGTCAACCAGCGCCTCAGACCACGACACAAGCCACCACCCTTCCTCTAGCCGAACGACGAACCCGAACCCGGCCGGCCCGCGGACGCCCGGAGTTGAGCGGCACGCCAACGAGCAACCGTCACCAACACGATCGGCAACACGACACCACCAGCACGAGTATCGAACGACCACCCTCCATCCGTCGTCCTCCGGGGCGGAGACGACTCAAGCGAAGCACGCACGATCGGATCACCCCGATGCCGGAAGTCATCCGCGCGCATCCCCACCAGAAGATCAGCGGCCGCCGCCGACTGCTCTGCCGGACCCACCGTTTCGAGCGCACGGACCCGCCTAGCAAGGTCATCCCGGACCGTCCGGGACGCCGGCCCACCCAACACCAGGACCCGACGTGGCTTGTGTTTGGCTCGGAGTAAAGCGACGTCCCGGAGCAACGCGTCACCCACCAGCTCACCCCCCGCGGACGGGTACCGGACCAGCCCGACATGCAACCGGCCGTCCGCGCGGACACCACCGACAGCGACAGCACCCGCACCACCCGGCTGCACACCCACCACGAACACCAGCGGGCGTTGACCCTCCGCGACCGTGCTCGAACGGTCCTCGAACCCGTCCCACTGATCCACGCTCACAGTGTGCTCACCAGCGTCCGCAGCCTCATGCCACCCCAACGTCTCCCGCGCGAACTCCGTCGCAAGCGCCGTACTCGTCGCTGCGGCCCGCTCCTGTCTCAGCTTCCCGTAGCGGATGCGGCCCCGGGCAAGCGCGTGGTTCGCGTGATGCCACTGTGACTCGTCGTCGAGCGCGCACCCCTCAACCTGCCCGAACACGTGGGAGCACATCTCCCCCAGCGCGCACGTCTCCCCCAGGAACGAACCCGGTGCCGCACGCTCCACGAAGATCAGCCCCGGGTCGCCACCGGCACGACCACGCTTCACCACCGACGCCAGATACGCGGACTTTTTCAACCCGGCGGACGACGCCAACCGCAACTGTGAACCCTCACGCGCGCGCAACGTCGGACGACGCGCACCAAGCATCCCCGGCGTCAGATACAGCGCCTCATCGGCAACCCACACGTCAGCCGGACCACCACGACCTGCGCCGTCCGTCCGGACAGTCCACCTCCACGAACGCTCCGCGTCCTCGTGCGGCAGCTGGTGCAGGATGATCTCTTCCGACCCGCGCGCGTCCACAACCCGCTTCACTCTGCGTGACAGTTCCGGGTTCCCGGCAATCAGCTGGTCAACGATCCGTTTCGCCTTGAGCGTCGTATCGAGGAGATGGGCAGTCCAGTCGACGATCCGGGCCCGACCCACGAAGAAATCGCACAGCGTCCACGGCAGGATCACCCGATCCGTCTTCCCGTTCTGCCGACCCTCAATCAGACACGACTCATCCGCGACCGGCAGGCCACCCGGACCGAACGAACACATCGCGTCCAAGTCGTCAGCCTGCTCCGCATCCACCGGATGGCCGATCGACGCACTGAAATCGACCACCTCAGCGCCATACGACCCGACCCGCGGCGGTACCCACCGGAACGCAGCCGGCACGAACGACGGTGGGTACCCGTCCGTCGCTAGCGACGGCTCACCCTGCCTCACGCCGTGCCCGTCCGCTCCCGGATACGTTGCGTGATGTCGTCAAGGCGGTCCCGGTCACGTGGCGCATCCGCCCGAAGAGGCTCCAACGTCCGCGTGAGCTGAGCCGACAGCGACGCAACCGACGATGCGGCCAACGACGGGTCATCGAGAGCGCGCGCGAGACGCAACGCAATCACCCCCTCCACCTTGTGCGACGCTCCGCAGCGTTCCAACTCGACCCGGACCGCCTCCACCATCAGTGCATCCGACACAGGCACCTCAAGGGCCACCACGGGGCGATGCTCAGCGCAACGATCGGCATCCGGGTCCCGTAACGGAGGCCGGAACTGCCGCCCACACACACCACCCCCCTCACCCTCCGTCACTTCCGCGCACCTACGGCGAGTAGTCACCACCTAACCTCCACATCGTCACAGGACGTGAC